GTAAGGATTGTTATAAAGCATCAATGTTATGATATTATTAATAGATGCAGATAGCTTAATTTTTGCAAGTTGTTATCGTAAAAGACTAACACCTGATGATAGTCCTTATTATACACAGCTATCAGATGCAACTGATAAGTTTGATGAGCAACTTATGGGTATTGTAAATGATTTAGAAGAAAACTATATTATAGATAAGGTTCTTATATTTAGTGGTTCTTTAGGTAATTTCAGAAAGCTAATAACAAAGAAGTACAAAGCTAATAGAACAAACCAACAGAAACCTCCTTTATTAAATGAAGTACACGCATATGTTAAAGAGAAACATAATTCTATTTATGGTTATGGTGTAGAGACAGATGATATGGTTGCAAGGTACTGGTATGATTTATCACAAGAATTTGGTAGAGATGAGGTTATGATTGTTTCAATAGATAAAGACTACAAACAGTTTCCTTGCTTAATGTATAACTACCATCACAAACACAGAGTAGTTTATGATATTACAGAAGAAGAAGCTATGTACAATTTCTATGAGCAAATGATAATAGGAGATACTGCAGATAATGTAAATTATTTTAAAGGTAAGGGAAAGAAGTTTGCAGAAAACTATTTAGCAGAATGTAATAGTCATTACCAATACACTAAAACAATGTATGCTTTATTTAAAGAAGTACACAAAGGAAAAGCAAAACAAAGGTACATAGAGTGCTATAATTTATTAAAATTAAGAACAGATTAAAAGAAAAGAAAATGGACGAGACTAAAATGTTACAGACAATTAAAGAATACGTAAATAATTTATACGGATTAGACATTGAAAAGGACACAAGGAAAAGAGATTATGTAGATGCAAGAACATTGTATTATAAACTATGTAAAGATTTAACAAAATGTAGTTTAACTGCAATAGGTAATTCAGTAGGTAGAGACCACACATCTGTTTTACACGCATTAAATAATACTATTCATTACATAAATGAAGAAGAAATAGTAGAGGGTAATTTATATTTTGGTAATGCTAAAAACCTACCAAAACAATCTGCAGTATATTTAGAATACAAAAACAATGAGTTACAAAAAGAATTAGAAAAGAAAGATGCAGTATTGAGATTGTTACCTCAACTGGAGAAAATATATGATAACTTAAATAACTTAACAGAAGAACAAAAACAAAAAGTAAATAGAAGAAACGAATTACAGTTTGATACTATTGGCAGATGTTTAAATAGAGTAGAACAAATAATAAAAGTAGAAACAGAATAAAATGAAGGTATTAAATTTATATGCTTGTTTAGGTGGAAATCGTTACAAGTGGAACGAAGTAAAAGATGACATAGAAGTAACAGCTGTAGAATGGGATGAAGAACTTGCAAAGTTATATCAAGAACGTTTTCCAAATGATAAAGTAATTGTAGCAGATGCACATCAATATTTACTTGACCATTATAAAGAGTTTGATTTTATATGGAGTTCTCCTCCTTGTCCAACACATAGTCGAGCGAGATTTTGGAGGTTTGGCGCAACTGGTGAAAACCCTGTTTACCCAGATATGAAACTTTACCAAGAAATATTATTTTTGCAACATCACTTTAATGGGAAGTATGTTGTTGAGAATGTTATTCCATATTACGAACCTATGCTAAACCCAATAAAGAGAGATAGGCACTTGTACTGGACTAACTTTAGACTACCTAACAATGTAAACGCAAGGCATTTTGATGGATTATGTCAGACTAAAAATGAAGTTGAAGAATTATCGAAGTTTCACGATTACGACTTCAAGAAGTACAAAGGAAGTCAGCCTACTAATAAAATAGCAAGAAATTTAGTAGATTATGAAGTAGGTAAAACTATATTTGAAACTGCTTTAGGTATTATAAAAAAACAAGATATAAAACAAACAGAATTATTTTAAGATGAAAAACGATAAGCAATTAGACTACTTAAAAGTAGTATTATTAGGACAATTAACTATTGAAGCAATAGAAGACTTACAACATACAAACAAGTATAAACAGAACTTAAAAAATCAAGGCAACAAGTTTTTAAAGATGTTAGAGAATTATGTGCAAGATGATTACAATACTGTTTACTTAAACAACCAAGAGATGACCACAAACGTTTTAAGAAAGATTGGAACGTTAATAGATAAGATTAAAAACTCGGATATAGATGAGTTGGTAATGATTGATGCTATAATAGATAAATACATAGACAATCAAGAATGGTTTATGGAACACGCATCTGCTGACTTTTTAAAATTAGATTAAAATAATAAATAAACAACTATATACTAATATGCAACTAATAAACATTCAAGAGGTTAAACCTAATGAAAACAATCCAAGATTTATAAAAGATTATAAATTTAAGAAACTTGTAAAATCAATTAAAGAGTTTCCAGAGATGCTAAAGTTAAGACCTATCGTAGTAAATAGCGATATGGTTGTACTTGGTGGAAATATGCGTTTAAAAGCGTGTAAAGAAGCAGGACTTAAAGAAGTATGGGTATTGAAAGCTGATGACTTAACAGAACAACAACAAAGAGAATTTATTGTAAAGGATAATGTAGGTTTTGGAGAATGGGATTGGGATGTATTAGGAAACGAATGGGATACACAACAGTTGGAAGATTGGGGAGTGGAGGTTATAGGTTTTGATGTAGATGAAGATGATTTAAGTGATAGCTTTAGTTTACCAGATGGAGATAAAGCACCATTCCAACAACAGACCTATACTCTTGCAGATGCACAAGCAGAGCAAATAAAAAACGCAATAGCTGATGTAAAGAAAACAGAGGAGTATAATTATGTAGAAACCTTTGGAAATGAGAATAGTAATGGTAACGCACTTTATTTAATTATATCACAATGGGCAGAGCAAAGGAAATAATAGTAAAGGTTATACCAAGTAAGATAGCTAATGAGTTTGTAAAGCTAAATCATTATAGCGGAAAAGTTGTACCTAACAGCACTTTACATTTTGGTTGTTTTTTAGATAACAAGTTGCACGGAGTAATGAGTTATGGTAATTCAATGGATAAATCTAAAGTTAAATTAGCTGTGAAAAATACTGGTTGGAATGAATTTATAGAGTTAAATAGAATGGCTTTTGATGATTACTTACCAAAGTATTCTGAAAGCAGATGTATTGCTATTAGTATTAAGTTAATAAAAAAGAATGCACCACACATAAAATGGATTGTTTCTTTTGCTGATGCTTCACAATGTGGAGATGGTACAATTTACAGAGCAAGTGGTTTTAAATTAATTGGACTTAAAAAAAATAATCAGATACTTAATTGGAATGGAAAAATTATTGCTAAAAAAAGTTTAGATAATAAAAACTACCCAAGCGTAAATGGTAAATATTTTTCAAGGCATTTAATAGAAACTGGACAAGCAAAACCTATTGAGGGTCATCAATTAAAATACATTTATTTAATAGATAAAAAATGTGTAATTGACAAAGATATATTAGATTTTAAAGAAATAGACAAGCAAGGTGCAGGAATGTATAAAGGGCAAAAAATAACCCTCCAAGAAAGGAGGGCAAATGATTAGAGCGGTGAGGTCGATATGAACGCCATCTTTTAACTGGATGTTAAATGTGTTACTTTTACACTACCACCGCATTTGAGATGACAATATACGACAAATTATTGAATAAAAAAATATTTAGTAAAAAAAAATGAAAGAAAACCAAAACAGAACCGAACAACATAAGAAAGCAATACTTGAAGCATTAGAAAAATCTTTAGGGGTTGTTACAACTGCCTGTAAGATTGTAGGAATAGGTAGAACTCAATTTTACCAATGGTTAAAAGATGATGAGGTATTTGCACAACAAGTAAAAGATGTAGATAATATTGCTTTAGATTTTGTAGAGAGTAAATTATTTGAGAACATAAAGAATGGTAAAACATCTGAAACTATATTCTATTTAAAAACAAAAGGAAAGAATAGAGGTTATGTAGAGCGACAAGAAATAACTGGTGCAGATGGAATGCCTACTAAATTTGAAATAGAAATAATAAAGCGTGAAGATAAAGACTAATGTAGTTTTTGAACATCTCTTACAATCAGATAAGAAAATAACAATAGAGCAAGGTGGTACAAGGTCAGGTAAGACTTATAACATTTTGCTTTATATTATTTTTAAATACTGTTTAGAGAATACAGATAAAACAATTACGATTTGTAGAAAAACATTTCCTGCAGTTCGTAGTTCTGTTATGCGTGATTTTTTAGATATACTAAAACAATACAATTCTTATTCAGAAGAAGCACACAATAAATCAAACCACGAATATAAGTTAAATGGAAACCTTGTAGAGTTTATATCTTTAGACCAACCACAAAAAGTAAGAGGTAGAAAAAGAAACTTATTATTTATAAATGAAGCCAATGAATTAGATTACGAAGATTGGCAACAGTTAATCTTTCGTACAGAAGATAAGATAATAATTGACTTTAACCCATCAGATGAATACCATTGGATATATGATAAAGTAATTCCAAGAGATGATGCAGATTTCTATATTACTACTTATTTGGATAATATGTTTTTAAATAAAAGCATAGTAGAAGAAATAGAACGTTTAAAGGACACAGATGAAACGT